ACTAAAAGCTAATTAATTGAGTTATAATATAGTCTTATTTCATGTTTTAAGGCGTTTAATAAAATCTTTTAAATGCTTTAAACGCTTTATTGATGGGCTTCACGGCTTATTGCATAGTAAATAGCATGAATAAAAAGTGTGCGTGATTTATTGAGGCAATATAACAACATTAACATCAGGCTCGCAGTGTGTAGTAGCATAACAAGAATTATTATAATAATAGAATATATGTATGCGACCATACAAGTCTATATATTTATCATGATAATAAGCCCCTATAGCATATAATTGAATAGAATCTAACTTAATGGATGTAGTGGTTTCAATCCTGATCCTTTTATATAATGGATAAAACTTAATTGAATCATTGTATTGAAAACAAGATCTTATTGAGTCTAAAAAAATATTATTAGATTTATCATGATGAACCTGATCATTGAATATTGAAGCCTCTTTTTTATCGCTCGTAAAAATACAATTATATAAGAGTATAGCATTCATGAAAAATAGAGCTATAGCTAAAGTCACTTTTAATTTTTTATTCTTCATTATAAATATCTTTAGGTATTAATATATAAGTCATCCGGCAACAGATGTTTTGGCACCCTCTACATCTAGATCTATCATTGAAGACATGTTGGATTGGCGCAGTAGCTTTTTAAGATGTTCAACTTCTGAGTTTAAAGCCCCAATTTCTTGATTCAACCTATTCACTTCCTGATCTTTTTCTTTATATAATTGATAGAATGGATTATTTATTTCGCCGTAAACAGGTGCAGGTTCTTTTGCTATTGATTCTTTAATTGTATCTTTTATCATTTGTCCCTTTCCAGATATTATCCATTCTGCCGAATACTGGGGATAATTATCTACTAAAATTTGTAACCATTTAGACTGAATATCAGTACCATTAGCAATCGCTCTTGACAAAACGCCTTTGCTAGCGCCTATAACACGTTCTAGAGCCCCAATTGTAATACCCTCATTCTGGGCAATTTGTTGTATCCGAAATAAAATTTTGCTCATTTGATGAAAATTATCCCTAAAATGTTTGCACGGTTGAAAATTATCCCTTAATATTGCAGCACGTAATCAATTTACAGCCCCCAAAATTAAGAAAAACAATTTAAATATAGATTATATGGAAAAGAAAATCGTATTGAAAGATCAAAAGGCCCGCGAAGAAATAGCGCAGGCATTTAATTGCGGCTTACCAGCCGTGTCATTGGCGTTAAGTTATCAACGCAACTCTCCGACATCTGAAAAGATTCGTCAGATGGCACTTGCTAAGGGTGGCGAAGTCTGGGCAAAAACTGATGCTCAGGCTAAGCCTATCAAGGAGCTTGATTCAAAAGGCAATGTTAAACGAGTAATTGAGAAAGTATGAAAACCACGAAAAAGATCATAGCCGTTGTTGGCTTGGTTCTTGGTGTTGTTGTCTCCAACAATCAGGAAGCTAATAGCACTGAAATATATATCGGTGCAGTGATGGTATTAATGGCCGTCATGCTACTCATACCTACCTCTAAAAAAGAAGAGGCATGATACCCCGCTCAATAATCCGTTTTTGGCTTGTGCGTGACTATGGTTTATCAGATAAGGACATTGAAATGATCATGAAGCAAATTACGGATGATCAATTAGCAAAAATGTATGGTTTAACGGCCATCCGTAAGGGATGGTTCACACGAAATTAAAAAGACTGCTAACGTTGGCAGCAATTAGCAATACCGTAGTATAAGGACTACGTTCGGAGCATGTCCGATGTATCGCTAGTTATTTTTTTTAGAGTGGTTGCAAGTCTGAGTATCGCTACAGGATAACAAACTGGTTAGGTAATAGGTAAAAAGAGGCGGTATGGCAGCTATCGGGGTCGGTGCCCGAACTTGCTCAATAAAAAAGCATTATCATGGAAATCTATAATCATAGAATAGTAATCACATACGATGAGTTGGTAGCCAGCTCTATAATTTCTAAAGCTAATTACTTTAGCATGAAGAGACGTAGGCAGTTACAAGTGCTTCGTCCGGGCAAAGGAGCGAACACGTGTGCGCTCATTGACTACGACACGCTGCCTCCTCACATCAAGGATGCTTATGTTGAGATGTTTGGTAACGATACATACGAATACCTGAAAAAGATGCAGATTGAAACGGTGATTGTGCTCGACAGTGAGGCACGCGTCTACTTTGAAGAATATCGCACGGCAGACAACAAGGCGTTGCCGGTAGAGGCACAGGTTGAATATACAACGAATGCATCTGTCATGAATGCATTAATCGAAGAAATCAATCAACGCAAATCGTTGCGCATGGCAATGGGTGCTAACACATCAGGCTTATATGACACGCTTGTTGGCAGCCTTGAACGTTACCGTCGTGTGTATGGTCATACGTTGCCTAATAGCTTGTCTAGGCTGAAAGACAAGATTCGTGAATATAAGAAGAATGGTTATGCTTGTCTAGTGAGTGGTAAGTATGGTAACATCAACACGATGAAGATTACTGATGAAGCAGGTCGCTTCCTGATAGCGTTGAAACGCAGCCGTGTTCCTGTATATACGAATGAGCAGATATGGCAAGAATATAACCGTCAAGCGCCTGAACTAGGATTCAAGCAATTGAAGAGTTTGGCGGCTGTTACTTCATTCTTGAATCGGTCCGATGTGAAGCCTTTGTGGTACGATGCAACACAAGGTGAGTTAGCCTGGAAACAATCTTATACCCGCAAACAAAGTACCATATTGCCAACCATGCGTGATTCTCTTTGGTATTCTGACGGTACGAAGCTCAATCTATATTACAAGGATATTGATAAGGTAACAGGTAAGTTAACCGTTAAAACTACTTCGGTGTACGAGGTAATGGATGCGGCCACAGAGTGCCTACTAGGCTATCATATATCAGACAATGAAGATTTTGAGGCACAATATAACGCTTTCCGAATGGCTATACAGATAGCCGGCTGCCGTCCGTTTGAGATAGTGAATGATAACCAGGGCGGACACAAGAAAATCGAAGCAAGCGGCTTCTTCAAGCAGGTAGCTCGTGTGTCAAGAAGAACCAGCCCATATAACGGTCAGTCAAAAACGATTGAACCTGTGTTCGGACGTTTTCAAGCTCAAATATTGCATAAGTATTGGCATTTCACAGGCCAAAACGTCACCGCAACAAAGGAAAATAGTCATTCGAATGTTGAGTTTATTGCCGCCAATAAAGAAAAGCTGCCTACGTATAAAGAGTTGCTACAGATATACAAGGAATGCCGCAACGAGTGGAACACATCCGCACACCCGCAATCAGGCATTGCGCGTATAGAGATGTACAAAAACTCAAAGAACCCCAAAACAACGCCTATCAGCCTTGTTGAAATGATTGATCTGTTTTGGATGACCAACCCAAAGCAAGTTACCTATACCTCATCAGGCATTCGCATGGTTATCAAAGGTCATAAGTATGACTACGAGATATTAGATCAAGAAACAGGTTTTCCTGACACCCGATTTGTCTACGAACATGGCCTTATTAACAAACCGTTGACGGTTATGTATGATCCTTGTGACTTATCGATGGTACGTCTGTATGAGCAAACTGCAAGCGGCTTAGTGTATATCGCAACGGCACAGCCTTACATCAAGATACACCGTGATATTCAAAGCCAAGAACCAGGCGAAATGTCGTTTATCCATCGTGCGCTTAACGATAACAAAAAGCTTCGACTGGAACACCGTGATAAAGTAAATGCAATAGAGAATGAATGGGGCGTTAACCCGGAACGCTTTGGCCTAAACCGCCCTAAACTCAAAGGAATCTCAAAGAAGATGCAAGAAGAAAAGCCTATTAAGCACACAAGGCAAAAAGCTGAAACCTTTGACATTGGTCAATATACAAAGAGAGTAAGCAACCTTGTTGCAGATCCTGATAAATATTAATTATTAAATAATTACCCGCATGATTACAATTGAAGAAAAACAGGTTATCAAAAACCTACTTGGCAGTTACGTAGGTCGCTATCAGTCAATGAGACAAGCGGCTGCAAGTTTGAAGAGTGTTAGCGTTGCCACTGTTAGCAACGTGATGAACGGAAAATTTGAATCTGTTTCAGATGAAATGTTTCGCAACATAGCGCAACAAGTTGGCTACAGCGTTGATGGCTGGGCAATTGTGGAAACAACCTCGTTTCAACAGATTTGGGGAGTTATGGCCGATTCAAAGGAATGGAAACAAGCTACTTGGGTTGTTGGAGAAAGTGGGTGTGGCAAGTCAACCACTGCCAAATCATTTCAAAAGGACCATAGCGAAGTTTTTATTGTGTTGTGCTCAGAAGACATGAAGAAATCTGATTTTGTTCGTGAAATGGCTCGTCAAATCGGCATCAAAACCGATGGTTACAACATCCGTGAGATACTTGACTGCATCATTACGAAGTTGGCTAACATGCAAGAACCTTTATTGATATTTGATGAGGGCGACAAGTTAACCGATACTGTGTTCGCTTACTTTATCAGCCTATATAATCGCCTGGAAGAGAAAGCCGGTATGGTGTTTCTGTCAACCAGCTACATCCAGCGACGTATGTCAACCGGTTTGCGCTACAATAAGAAAGGCTATCAGGAATTTTTCAGCCGTATTGGTCGCAAATTCTATGAGTTGCCTAGCAATGAGGCTTCGGACGTGGCTGCCATCTGTGAGGCTAACGGCATCAACAACCGCAATGATATTGCTAAGATTATCAAAAACCTTGAAGCCTACGAGTTTGATCTACGCCGTGTGAAAAAAGCCATTGCCGTTTACAAGCGACACAATAACCGTTAAATCACCGTTTAAACGCTATTTAAACATGGCTGAAAAAGA